GGCTTTGCAGGCCGGCCAGTTTAAACCCTACCAGTCGAACCTTGAGTTGCGATGGCACCGTAGCAATACGGGAGAGCATTATTCTGCAGCAAACAATACAAGAATTAGATGGTTATACATCATACATAGCTTGGTAGCTATATCGATGGTACCTATTAATCCTGCTTTCATACAACACAGTACTGCCTTCTATGAATCTATCGAGCATATTATTAAGCACGAGGGGATCAAGCAAGCTATTAAACTTGCAAAGGAGCTAAATCTTATTGCTAAGAAGATAGCTCTCAGAGAAGGTTTCACACCTATACCTTTCAGAAAGTCCAATAAGGATGGGGTTCCGGCAATACTGATACCATTATTGCCTTATTTAAAAGGAACACCGACTGAAAAGAGGTTCGCATTGACAGTGACACGCTTCTATGAAGCGTTATTCACATCACCGGACTATAGTGTAGAGAATATTATTAAGCCTCAAACATATCATCCGGGATTCACCAAGTTACAGGAGGAGTTTAAGACCTTCTGTAAGAGATGAGTGACTTGGAACTTCAAAGGTGCAAAAGTATCAATCCTTCGCGAAGAAATTCGCGGAAGGAGAGTAAGTGGTCCAAATGGACCGTCTCTCCTTACAGCACATCTAGATGCTAAGGCTGTGTTATCAGATAGTGGCTTATTTCGGTCCATAGTAAATATGGCCTCCCTACAGGGAGCAGACTGAATAAAAGAGTCTATCGAAAATAATGCATTAGTGCAAACAGACAGAGTACTCAGCCATTCGGACCTCTCTTTCCTACCCGAAGGTGGAGGAAAGACCCGAGTGATTGCTATAGGTGACTACTGATCACAGATCGTGTTGAAGCCAATTCATGATACTATTATGAATAAGCTCAAGACAATGAAGACCGATGGGACATATATCCAAGACAGACAAGCTGCACGGGTTGCGCAGATGCTGAATGGTGAGTCCCATAGTTTCGATTTGTCCGCCGCAACGGATCGATTCCCTATCTCCCTCCAATTAATATTAGTTGAGGAGGTTTTCGGGGCGGAGATCGCGAATGCGTGACGACATGTCATGACAGATAGATGTTTCCGGTCGCACAATAACAATATGGTTAAGTGGTCAGTGGGGCAGCCGTTAGGACTGTATAGTTCCTGGGCTGTTTTCTCATTGACACACCACGTCTTTACTAAGTTTTGCGCTCATCGAAGAGGGTTCTTAGGCCCTTATGAGAATTACGCAATTTTAGGTGACGACATTGTGATATTTGACAAGGAAACCTCACAGCAGTATAAGCTGGCTATGGAGCAATGTGGTGTAATAATAAACCAAAGTAAAACCATAGTCGCCGACGGTGACACCCATCGAGGTGAATTCGCCAAAAGACTATTCATTGATGGTGTCGAAATCACAGGTCTAAAACCAGACATCATCCTAGCATGTGGTGCAGATTTCAAGCTGTACCCAGAGCTATTCAGAATAATGGCACTTAGATCCTATGAAGTGGATTCAAGTAGATTTGTCGCTCCAGGACTGGATAAGTATCACCAGTCCCAACTATCAACTCTAGTACGGTATTATCATCGTGCACGCGCCCCATTTCTGGGTAACGCATACTCCGAGGTTTCACAACAACTTTGAGAGAACCAGGTCAATCACCATCGTGTGGACCGTGTGGTAGAGAAGCTAGACAACCTTGGTAAGGTCAGTGGTGGTAACATCACTGATGTCTTTAAGGCGGGGGGAATACCCTTCTACAAGGAGCAATTAGGCCAGGGAGGTGATCTTTCTATCGAGAACCTACACCCTGTTGTTTGAGAAATTCTGAGGCGGCAGGAGCAGTTGAGAGAGTTTATAGATCTCTACAATGATGCAAGCTGTTCGTCAGAAGCTCTATTCAACTTTTCGTTGGATCTTGAGTATATACCGGATTTGGACAAAGCCAGAGTCTACGGGCCTAGTTGGGAACTGAGGCAAAGATTCATGAGCAATGCTATCCTCCGAGTAAACAAACAAATGCCAGCACTATACTCATCTGAGTGATTATAACCCAGTCAAGGGAACATCAACCCTTGATAATGTACAAGCACAGTACTAACAACAATAAGGACCTCGATGTGGGCCCCGGAGGGATGATATCCGAGGGTTCAAGACATAAGAATCAAGACTACCAAGCCATGTGACCGCAATTGCGG